GTTTAAACGTTTTCATCTTTTGATTGCTGCTTAATTAATTTAGCTAACTCTGCAGTTGAACCAACAAATAAAGCATTTGTCACATTAGTTGGACCTTTTGATTGTTTTTCTTCTTCCACATCTCTTAATTTCTTTTGCAAATCCATCAACTTATCCGTGGCATCGGCAACATTTTTGATAAGTTGACCAGCTACTTCATAAGCTCTTGGCATTTCACTCTCTTGTGCCAGTTCAAGTATTCCATTTATTGCCTCTTGTCCTTTTTCTATAATAGAATATAAATTTCCTCTAGTATATTCATAATCTTTTTTAATATCATCGGCATTAGATGATATTTTTTCTATTTTTTCAATAGTTTCTGCTTTTTCTGTAGATACTACTTCACTATCAACGTTAAAAGCATCATTTAAACCATCAAATTTTTTTGTCATTTTCATATCACACTTCCACTAAATCCAAAATCATCCCCATTCTGTATTAGAGCATCATCTGCAGTTGTAATAGACTTGACTGCCGCTCCAGATAAATGGGAAGTTATGGTTGTTTCATCCCTACCCCTTTCTACTGTTAAAACATTACCGGATTTAAGTTTTACATAAACTTCTTCGCCCTCTATATCCAAGTAAGTTTTCTCAGATATTGATGACGCACTATTTACAGTAATTAGTGTATCCGTTGTTGATACATCTTTCGATAAATTGGTGAGAACTATGCCAGTGTAATTCTTAATTGCTCTTGGTTGTGAAGAGAAAACGACCTCTCTAGTTGCGTTGTCTCTACTATCCCCAGTAAGATAACTGATAGAAACTTGCTTGACAATATCCTTGGTAGCAGAAGAAACGGGACCAAATAGATATGTTTTTGCAGTAAATCTCAAAGTATAGAGCAGAACTCTTCTTGTCGTGAAGTTATTCTCATAATCGTCCTGCATCGTAATATTTTCTAGTACGATTGGAATATCTCTTTTTTCATTAATTGAATCAACCAATTCTACCGTTAAGTTGTAGGATGGTTGGAAATATGGTAAGATTTGCTCTATAATTTGAAGAGCATCATCATTCAACTTTGACATGATGCTCAGTTCAAATTGCATGTTATATGGAACAGGCATAAATGCCTTTTTTGTTTCTGTTCCGTTTGTTGGGTCTTTTGTAGTAAATGTTTGAGTTGTGGATACTTTTCTTGCGGGATCATAAACTAACCCAGTGAATTCAAAAGACATTCTGGGTAAAGTTATTGCAGTAGATTTATTTAAATCCGGCGACTGTTCTAGACGAGCAAGAAACTTTTGGGTAGGTCCATATGCTAAGGGAACTTTCAAAATACTTGTAACTTGATCCGAACTATTCGTGTGTTGTATTGATATGTTATTAAATAACGTACCGAAAGCAATAACAGTTCTTCTTAGGATTTCGTGATAAAAATATTCAAACATTTGTTCTACCCAATTTATGAATTAGTTAATCCTTATTATTTTATATTTAGGGATTTCCGAATGGGTTATATTCGTTAAAGTCTAAAATATTATCTGCTTCAGATTCGATATTTGTGTTATCAGCATATCCATCATCATTAATGTTGGTATTAATGCTTCTTATTTGATATGAAGCACTTGAGGCTGCTCCGACAATCGATTCTCCAGCAATAAAAGAACCATTAATATTTGAGATTTTAAGTTGATTTGTAATAGAATTCCACTCTCTCACTTTAGCTGTTGTTCCGCTTGCACTTCCCGTCACAGTTTCATTAAATTGGAATGTTCCTATTCCAGAACTATATGGGGAGGAAACTACTACAGTTGGGGCAACACTATATCCAAGACCAGCATTTGTAATTCTTATTGCAGTTATAGTTCCAGCTGCACTAACTATTGCAGTGGCTGCAGCAGCAACTGTAGTTACTCCCGTTTGGAAAACTTGATTTGTAAATGTAACTGATGGTGATGTTGAATAACCAGATCCCCCAGAAGTCAAATTTATAACTCCAATAATTCCACTTCCTATTGTTGCGGTTGCAGCAGCACCACTACCTCCACCACCTATAAAACGAACTCCAGGTGCTACGGTATATCCAGAACCTGCATTGACAATTTGGACTGATTGGACAGACTTAGCTAGTGGGTTGACATTATCATTGCAAGCAACAATACCACTAATCATTACTGCTGTAGCTATTCCAGTAACTCCGCCAAAAGGAGCAGAAGAAATTGCAACTGTTGGCGTGCTGACGTAACCACCGCCCCTGTTAGTGATTGTTATTAATCTTAGTCCACCATTCACAATTGCTGCCGTAGCTGTTGCCGTTGTTCCAGCACCAATCAAGGTTAAAGTTTGAGTTCTTCCAACTAAAACATCTCCACTATCAGCACCATCTATTGGTTCTAAAGTATCATCAATTTCATCAACACCAGTATCAATAATCTCATCTTCATATCTAAACAATTCGCATCTTAACTCATAAACGTAGTTTTTTTGAAGTTGATAAAAAGGTTTTTCGTGCTCTACAAATTTAACTTCAAATAATCTATCTCCAAGAGGGAAATAAACCAAATCACCCTCCTTTGGTCTAGTTGATAATTTTATATTTGCTTTGTCTTTAATTAGTGGAGAAATATATTCTTCAAATCTCTCTTTGGAAATTATTAGTGATATTTCTTGAGTTGATTGAATACCAAATTTTGATAAAATAGTGGTATTGTCGTTATATCCATCAAAATTTTGAACATATGCTTCGATTGGATATGCGTCATCAAATTTTGATTCAATTACTTCTCTTAAAATTGTTTTTTCTGTGATATACTTTCTTGGCAAATAATATACCTCAACACCATACATTCTCAACTGTTCGTTGATCAAATCTTGTATCAGACCTTGCTCTGTTTTTGAACCCTGCTGAAAGAATGGATTTAACATAGAAATTATCCAATCATATCTAGTGGTGGGAGTTCATAAGTATTAGACATTTTCTCCATAAGAGCGTCTATTTCTCTTTGAGCGTCATCATAAATTTGTCTTCCATTAAGTTCTACTCCACCCGGAAGTTTTACACCTTGGAACTTAATCAAATTTTGCCCCCACTGTTTTTTAATTAAAGAGGTTAGATATATTTTTAAAAATGAGTCATTCCAAACTCTGCTATAGTCGTTTGGATCTAATGTTCTATAACAGTCGATAATAATATAATCACCAACTGCTACGCTTCCCCAGTCAATATCTAGATACAATCTATCCTGTCTTTTATTAAATCTAATCTGTTTTTGTGTTGTCAATAAAAAGTCTATATCTTCGAGATAAGTCTTTGTCATTGCATATGTTAAAATTTCTGTCGATCCCCAATAATAGATATCATTTAAGAATAATTGATACTTAACACTAAACATATTGTTTGTTGTAGTATTTGTACCATCAAAATGATATATTTTTGTAATACCAATAACTGAAGGTGGTATCTGCAAAAAGTTACTATTTTCTTTATATGTAAAAGTAGTTGCTGTACCGACAATTGTTGCAGTTGCTGATGTTGTTGCTACGCCAGCTGTTGGTGATTCCCCAGATGGTGCTCTTCCTCTGTTTATATCATCTTGGGTTATTTGGTATTTTAGAAATACCTGGCCAACACCATCAAAGTGTCTTTCTTGAAAAAATTGTATTGCGTCATCAACTAAGTCATCAACCTGCTCATCGGCAACATTGATTTCCAATACAGGCGCTCCAAGTTTTCTTTTGCAATAATCTACTAATTCTTGTCTAGATGCTGGTTGCGCCATTTTCTATTACCTCTTAAGATATTTATGGTTTACTTAACATCGATGATAAAACTTCTTGTTGTTTCATATACAACTTCATATAAGATTTGGAAATATTTCTAAGAGCATCAATATCATCTATTGAATCTATTTCCATACAAGCTTTTACATATTCAAAATTCTTTGAAAGATTTTCTAATTCTATATCATTTGGATTCATTTACTAAACTCCGAAGTAAAAATTTAATTTCATCTAAGTCATCCTTTATATTAGCAACATCAGACTCTAAATTTTGTATCTTTTGTTGCTCTTCATTTTTCACTTTTTT